TAGAGGTAAACGTCCACCAGTACAAGATATAGTACAATGGATAAAGCAAAAACGAATATCGGTACCTAATCAATTTAAAAATGTAGAACAATTTGCATTTGCTATTTCGTTCAACATAGGAAAATCAGGTCAACGTTTTAAACGTGCTAGACCATTCATTCAACCCGCGTTAAATGCCGTTCAAGAACAGTATTTTAACAGCGGTAAGTTAGCAAGCGCAGTAGCTATTGACTTAAACAATAACATTCAATTAAACATTGATAAAACACCAGGATTAAATGGCAATTAGTATTTCCCAATTTCCAACAACACCCAATATGGCAAATAACAATTTGTTATTTACTGTATCGTCCAATTCTGCCTCGGCAGCACAGTTTCAGTATATAGCGAATTTAAGCCTAAGTGGCTCAGCTACAACATTACAAACAATAAAGCAACAACCTAACCCATTTGGGTTTGGTGTATTTGATTTTGGTCAAATTATCTCCAATTATTTAGATAGTGATAATAACTGGAAGGCAGGACCATTTTCAACCGCAAGTCAGGCAGGTAAACGATTCCAAGTTAAATTTGGTGAAGAATATGCCTCATCTATTTCAGGAGCAGCTATTCAATATACAGGAGTAGGTTCTGTAACAGGTTCACCTGCTGTTACTGCTTCATCTTACATTTATATTGCTAACGGTTTAGTTGATCCTTACGATAAGGTAAATTGGAATTTTCCGTCTGCATCTTATTTTACAGCATCTGCTGTTTCTACCACTACTACATTTAGTAAACAACACGCGTTAACTAATGCGCCAACTACTCAATACATACAGGATGGTGAATACGCTACGATATCGCTTATAAACGGAAATTTTACCAATTCTTCAACGGCAGCACAGGACATATACCAAATATTAGTTAAAGTATATAATAGTGCCAGTGTAGAAATAGATGATTACACTTATACTAATTTAATTTCTGATGGAGGGGGTCCTAGAGCAAATGGTACTCAAGTATGGAGTAATGTAGCAACAAGCCAATCAGCAGGAACACAATTATTAACAATAGGGGTTGGTCCTCAAAATTTTGCTACCGCAGGTGATTACCTTCCAAGCGATTGGTCTTATTACACAGTACAAGCAATTGGTCAACAATCAGCTGGTGTAGGTAATACCTCAGGTAGTTATGCTACTTTAAGATACGAAAAACAAGGTCCACAATGCGGATACGATGGTGTTAGATTCGCTTGGAAAAATGAATTTGGTGTTTGGGATTACTACACATTCACTCTACAGACAGATAAATTAACTTCCATACAACGTGAACAATATACACAAACGTATGTTGATTATTCTACACCTACTTCTACTGTTGCCTATAATAAGGAACGTAGAGGTACAAAGCAATTCTATAATGAATTAACTCAAAGATTAGTTGTTAATTCAAATTGGTTAAATCAAGCAGATGCTGATTGGTTAAAAGAATTATTTTTCTCAACAAATGTATTTCAGCAAATAGGTACTGAATTTTTTCCAATTGCTATTGGTTCAGCAGAACTAATAGAAAGAACAAACCCACGTACTCAAACTACATTCCAATATGTTGTAGAGTTCCAGCCAGCTAATCAGCCAAATCCACGTCTATGATAATATTAAGAGTAACAAATGATAAAGATGAGGTATTTGACCTTACACCGTTAGAGGACATTGATCTTAGGTTAGATATTTCCGCTATTGAAAATACTGAAATTGGGGTATCGTTTGGTATCTCATCTCAGGAATTTGCAATTGCTGGTGATAATGATTCTAATCAGTTCTTTGGTAATCTATATGATTTAGGAGCTACTCCTGCTGTTGCATTAATGAATAGTGTTGACTGTCAGGTATTAAGTGATGGTCAAGAAGTATTTACTGGTAAACTCTATATTCGTGATGTTATTACTAACCAAAATGGTTATACAATATACAACACAATTGTGGTTAATGAGACCATTGATTTTAAATATCGAATTCAAAATCTAGCATTAAATGATCCTAAGTTTGATTTTAGTGCTTACGATCATAATTTTACAGCCGCTAACGTAACAGGTAGTTGGGAAAATAATTTATTTAGTGGCTCAATTGTATATCCAAATATACATTATGGTAATGATGGTAATCCAGATTGTCCTAACTATGCATTTGCAGGTACTAATACGTTAGCTGCATTAGAGAATACAATTGATAATGCAAGTAGTCCTTTACGATTACAGGATTTTAAACCAGCAATGAAACTAAGAGATGTTATTGATGTTATTTTCTCTGGTTCATATTCCTCAGGTAGCACTGGGTATCAATATACCTCATCATTTTTTGAAAGTGATTATTTTAATGAACTTTATTTATTAACCACTGCTAACGATAATTTAGGACCAGCCAATAATAGTCCTGTATCACAATCTGCTTGGGTATTTCGTTCAGGATCAACTCAAACCTTAGCTGATGGTGTTATCGCTAATATTGATTTTAATGCTAAATCATACGATAATAGTAATAACTTTAATTTATCTACTGATCGTTATACTGCTGATATTTCAGGTTCATATGTTTTTACAGGTCAAATAAAATTCAATATTATTAACTGGTCATCTGAACCTACTTCTAGAGTAAGAATAAGATTTATAAAAAATAATCTTACCATATTAAATACTCTAACAAGTTTTAACATATACCCTACTAATAATACTTTCTTATTTCAAGAAACTATTAATTTAGATGCAGGTGATTTTATAGAAGTAGAAACAGTCTTTACAGATCCATCTATAGGTGTAAAATCTATGGCTATACAACCAGGTGAGTTAAATACGTTTTTGCAAGTTAGAGGACCTGCTTCAGTTTTAGGTGGTAATGTTAAAATGAGTCAACAATTTCCTGATGACTTAAAAGCATTAGATCTTATACAAGCAATTGTTGAAAAATTTAATTTAGTAGTTGAACCAGTACCTAATAGAAAAAATTTATTAAGTATTGAACCATATGATACCTGGTTTGATTCAGGTCAAGTTGTAGATTTCACTAATAAAGTAGATAGGGATATTAATTTTCAAATATCATCTCCAGTAATAGAACAGCCTCGTACTATTATTTTTAGTGATTTAGAAGATAAAGATTACTTAAATTTATATACTCAGGAAGTATCTAATAGAATTTATGGTCAATACACTTATACAAGTGATAGTAATTTAGCTGAAGGTGAGAGAAAAATTGGTAAGGTATTTGCTCCGACTCCCACTACAAATATTCCTAATTCATCTGCTTTTATTATTCCTCATCTTTGTACTAGACCAGTCAATAGCGACTCCATTTATAAACCAATGGCATTTAAACCTCGTTTATTGTATGGTATTGGTATTCAAGATGTTGAATCAAATGCTGCTGGATTTATAGGAGGAGTACCTAGTGGTACTGGTTCATACTTTTTAAGAGATGAAAATGGTAATGTTACCCAACAAAGTAAATGGTATCAGGTATCCTCATTAAGTGAAACACCTATTTCAGGTGCTGCATTTGATTTACATTTCAATAATAATAACCAGGGTGCTGGTGCTATTCCTCCTTACTGGAGCAATGTATCACCAAATAATTTTATTAGTGGTAGTGGTGATGTATTTACAACTTATTGGGCTGATTATATAAATGGATTGTATGATATAGATTCACGCAAACTTATTTGTAATGTCTTTTTAGCACCTAGTGATATATCCTCTATCAGATTAAATCAAAAAGTATTCATTGATGGTGCTTATTACCGTATTAATAGAATTAATGGTGCTAATCTAACTCGTAGGGACACTGTTGAGATAGAATTTATTAAAGTAATAGCACGTAAATTAACTTTTCCTAGAAGACGAGTAAATATTGGTACTACAGGAGCAACTCGTGATATACAATTTCAAGGACAAAATCCTAATGGTACAGGTCTTTATAGAGATTTTAATACAGGAGAAATAGTTGAGGATTTTAATACTGTATCACAAGCAGGACCTTTAGATGGTTTACGTGTTTTCCCAATTGGGATAGGAGGTACTACAGCATCTGCAGTGTGGAATTATAGTGAACCTGTAATACCTATTATAGCGCAGACATCTCTTGGTACAAATACAGTATCAGCTGATTCATCTAAAATATTGACTGTAGGAAGTCAAAACACTGTTGGTGCCTCTGTTTCAACAGCTACTGCTTTAGGTCAATTTAATACAATTGAACAAAACGTTACAAATGCTTTTGTTATAGGCCAACAAAATACAATAGGTGAAACCTCACAAAATACTCAAATTATAGGAGGACAAGGTAACACTATTTCAGGTAGCTTTAACGTTAGTAATGCTATTGTATCAAGTACCGGTTCTGAAATGTTTAATACCGACTACTCTATGATAATCAATGGCTACAACGCTACATTAAGAGATAGCGATGTAACTACGTTAATTACACCACATGAAAATGAAGTAGTAATTAATGGTTCAGGTCATACAGTAATTGGTCTTAATTTAGAAGGTGCTGGTTTAGATTTACTTAACACAAGAAACAATTCAAACTGGTTAGGTGACACTTATTTAGGTGAGGCTATCTTTAGACCATCTTATCAACTTGAGTGTGGTGTAGGTAATATTTCATTAACTGGTTCAAATGCTGGACAAGGTAAACATGAAAATCTATACTTACTAAACTGGTCAGGTCTATCACCTGCTTCTATGGATATTGAGTTACCCAGTGCTACAAATAACGATTACAAAAATATTGTCTATCAGTTTGTAAGTAATGGTACTTTTGATGGTACTACAATAGTTGATTTCAAAGGATTTAGTGGTCAACTAATCAATGGTTTATCAAGATATTCAATGTCCTTCCCTTTTAATAGTGTAACATTTATTACAAGTGGTTCAGGATGGATAGTATTAGGAGAAAATGGAACTACACAAGCATCATATTTGTCAGCTTACAATAGTTCAAGTATTTCACCTACAGCTAACGTATCAGCATCAGTACCTTTACCAAGTATAGATTTATATAATAATATCTCTATTGTCTCAGGTTCACGTATTACATTTGATAAAGCAGGAGTATATGATATTCAGTTTAGTGCCCAAGCAGTTAAATCCTCAGGTACTAATGTTACTATATTGATTTGGATTAAAAAGAATGGTAGTGATGTTGCTTGGACTAATACTGAAGTTATTCTTGATGGTAATGCCAACGATGAAAAAGTATTAGCTTGGAACTGGATGGTTTCTGCTGTAAAAGGAGATTATTATGAGATTGCTTATGTTGCTGATACCAGCACTTTAACTTGGCAAGCTAAAACAGGTGTTACAGGACCAGATATTCCTTCTTGGATTGTAACAGTAGGTTCAGTTTAAAAGACTATACCCAAATAAAAAGTATTTATCATTATGGCAGAAGCAATAATTAATATAGGCGCGAATACGCAAGCGGCAAACGCGCAGATAGACCAGTTAAATCAAAACTTAGGGCAAACAGGTGCCGCCGCAGATAATGCTACCGAATCAAATGCAAAGTTAGAAGCTCAACTTAAAAAACAAGAAGCAACTATCAAAACAATTGATGGTGCTGTTAATCTATTAGGTGGTTCAGTTGAATTAGCAGCGGGAGCATTTGTTGGTTTAGGATTAGCATCAGGTGAACAAGCTGAAGCATTTGAATCAGCAGCATTAGGTGCTATTGCGTTTGCTGATGGAGCAAAACGTACTGTTGATGGTGTAAAATCATTAAATGAAGGTTTAGCATCATTTGGTGGTATTGCAGCTGCTGCTCGTAAAGCACAATTAGCTTTAAATACAGCAGTATTAGCAAATCCATACATTGCAGCAGCCGTTGCAGTGGCAGCATTAGCAGCTGCATTAGTAATTTATACTAATCGTGAAACTGAAGCAGAAAAAGCAACTAAAAAATCACTTGAAACAGCTAAATTAAGATTAACAAATTTAGAGCAAAGTGAATCACGAGTATTAGCATTTGCTCGTGCTCAGGGTTTAGCATCAGAAACAGTACTAGAGTTTGAACAAGCATCTATTAAGGCACGTATTGCTGAGATTGATAGGATTTTAGCATTAGAAAAAGATAGTAAGGAATTTAAAAGATTAAGTGACGAACAAAATAAATTACTTGATAAAGAAATTGAATTAGCATTAGCGGCTGGTAAAATAAAAGAAGACGCAAGACAAGCTGATATTAAAGCTGCTGCTGATGCTGCTGATGATAGAAAAAAAGCTCAAGCAGATATTAATGCTAAAGCGGCTGAAGCAACAGCTAAAGCAAAAGAAGAAGAGGCTAAAAAATTAGAGGATCAGAAAAAGGCTGACGAAGATAGGATAAAGGCTATTCAAGACACTGAGGATAAAATAAATGATTTACTCCAGTCTGAGGAATCAAAACGTATTCTAAGTGTAGCTAAAACCTATGATGACTTAATAGAACAAGCTGCTGAATTTGGATTAGATACAACCGCATTAGAGGCTGCTAGAGTAGCTGCTATACAAGGAGTTATTGATGCTGGTGATGCTGAAAGACTAAAAAAACAAGATGAAGTCAATGCTAAAGAAGTAGCAAATCAACAAGCAGTTGTTGATGCCTTATTAAAAGCTAGATTAGACTTGTTAGATAATGTAGGAGCTGCGTTTGGAGCTTTAGCAAATCTATTAGGTGAGGGAACAGCAGCATTTAAAGCAGCTGCATTAGCTGAAATAGCAATCTCCACTGCAACCGGATTTATTAACGCTTTAGATATAGCTCAAAAATCAGCAAAAGCAACTGGTCCAGCAGCAGCATTTGCATTCCCAATATTTTATGCTTCTCAAATAGCAGCAGTTTTAGGAGCTGTATCAGCAGCTAAAAACGTATTAACAACTGTTCCAGGTGGAGGAGGTAGTATTTCAGCACAAAAACCAAGTAGTGGTGGAGCACCAAGTTTTAGTGGTGGAGGAGCATTTACAGGTGCTTTACCAGGTACAGGAGGAACACCACCAGTTACAGGTCAAACTGAACCAATTAGAGCTTATGTTGTAGCTCAAGATGTATCTACTGGTCAAGAAGCAAATGCTGCTATTAGACGCAGACGAAGATTAGGACCAGGATAAACATTATATTTATAGACACATATGAAGATTGTAAGATTAGAAATTGAGGATGATTCCATCCTATCAGGACTAGATGCTATGGCATTAGTAGAATCTCCAGCTATTGAAGATGGATTTTTTGCTTTTAGTTCAGAAAAATTTGCTGAAACCTATACCGACTATCCTCAAGCAGCAGTTGATGCTGCCAAGCAGGGCATTAAACGTAATGAAGAAACTGGTAATAAATGCGCTACACAAGTAGGTAAAGTAAGAGCCCAACAACTCGCCAATCGTGAACCTGTATCGCTTGATACCGTTCGTAGAATGCGTTCTTTTTTATTGCGTCAAAGAGACAATTACGAATTAGCTCAAAGCAGAAGAGACTATACAGCATGTGGTTACATCTCTTATTTACTATGGGGTGGACCTGCTGCATTACCTTGGGCAGAAAAAACATTAAGACAAGCAGGTGAAGAATTTGCTGAAATAGGACCACGTGGTGGAGTTAAAGAATCACCTAAAGCACCTAAATCAGATACACCTAATCCAGATCCAAAAGGTGAAGGCACAGCTAGAGGCAGCGCGGCATCATCTCGTGGTGCAGAAGTAGATGCTAAGACAGAAGAATCACTACAGAAAAAAGCAGACGAGTTTAACGAAAAGTATAAAGATAAACTTGGTTATGGTGCTAATGTTGGTGCGTTAAAATCCGTTTATCAACGTGGATTAGGCGCATACAATACATCTCGCAGTCCATCTGTTGCTGCACGTGGAGGAGCAAAACAATGGGCGATGGCTCGTGTTAATGCATTCTTATTTTTAGTTAAGAACGGACG